GATACCGATAACCCGTGTTTTTGCACTTCGCGCGATATTTTTTGTCCCAGTTCGCGCCCCTCTTTTTGTTCTTTGATTTGATGATCGCTGCGACGGCAGCCGCAAGATAAAGACCTTCCACTTTTTAATATGTTGTGCTTTATGACCCTTTCCGTGCCGCAAATACAACGACAGCGGAATTTATCGCCGTCATTGCTTAGTATCGTCCAGTAACCGACGTTATCCCCAGGTTTCAAAATGTACTTTTTTTGATTGCGGTGTTTCTGACACCCGCATGATTTTGACTTACCACGTCTTAGCGCAGATCCGCTCACCCACTTTTCATTACCGCAAACGCAGCGGCATAAAAGATGGTATCGATGTTCCGGAGGCGGATTAATGTTAATTATTGTCCAGCAGTTAATCTTATCCCCGACTTTCATTTTTATTTCTCAATGTTATCAGGTATGCTTTGACTTTTTCGTATTCTCGGTCTGTCATAGATAACGCTCTTCTTCTGGCACCGGCCGGTAACGTGCTTTTAGCACCGGCACCGGGGCGTTTTCCGCCCCAGTTGGTTTTTACGCGGCATTTATACGCTTTCCCTGACTGTGTTTCGGTTATACAAGGGATTCCATTTCGTCCTGTAATGTTCAAGCCTTTATCTCCTGTTTTCTGATTGACGAGCACGGGGAGTCCATCTTTATTTTTCGTTAGTTCCCAGTACGCAGGGGTGATAAATGTTACTTCGTTGCATACCTCTTCGTTTAGTTTAAATAGGCTATACCCCGTTCCGCCGAGGGCGGCGGGGTATTCATATCCTTTTATTTCCATTTCTCATTCTCCTTTTATTTATTTTTTAAATCTGTTCTGTCTGCAATCGCTCTAAGTAGAGTAGGGATATCATCAGCTTCTGCTGCTCTCCGGATCTCTTTCCGGGTTTTTACAAGTTCCCGAGCCGCGGCGGTAACTTCTTTTCCGAAAAGTTCGATTAATTTGTCTACAGCTTCTCTGTCTTCGGTAAGCTCTTTTTTCTCATCAGTGTTTTCTCCGAACTCTACAAATATACTTTCATATGCGGGGTGTCTTTCGTCGAACCATTCCAGCTTGTTTGCCAGCATTTTTACGTTTTCCCAATTCTTGTCCATTTTGTTTTCCTCCTTGTTTTTAACTCTTGCCCTTTCTTGATTATAGTATATTATAATCAAGTTGATTAGTCAATACCTTTTTCAAGTTGTTTATTATAAATTATCTTTATATCGTGCAATAAAAAAGGGCGGTTTCCCGCCCAGTTAATTACTTAATTTGTCTAATAGCCAGCCTGTTGCCACAGCTCCCGCGATGTATGACCAGAGATTTCTCTGCCGCTTCGCAAGTTTCACGTCATGTGTTAATTCATCAATTTTCTTCGTCAATCTGTCTAAAGATATCTGCAGCTTCATTAAGTTCTCTTCGGCTGTCCGCAATGAGATCTCTGCACTCTGCAATTGTTTCTGCGTTTCTATCAATTCTTTTCTGCACTCTGTCAGCTGATTCTGCAGCTCGGTCAACTCTTGAGATGCTTCTGTCGAGTTGCTCTCCAGCTGATTTAATTTGTTCTCCAGCAGATCTAACCGCATCTGCTGATTTTGTGCTATACTCTTGAGCTTCTCGTACTGCGTCCTTTGCATCGTTACCGTTTCGACTGCCTGCGGCGCCTGTGCATATGAGATAGACAAGCACGGCGCAGACAGCAAAGACAGCGCAAGCAACAGCGATAGTCTTTTTCTTCTCATACATTTTACACCCCGTTCTCTAAATACCACTGCGCTTTCCCGCGGAGAATATCTCCGCCAGTCCCGATCTCGTCCTGATCGCAGAGCTGCTCTAAATCCCAGCGGCAATCAGGCTCTCCGCTGTACAGCCCGTAACCGTCGTCATTAGCGGCCTCGCCGTGCGTCATAAAATGTTCTCTGTCAATCGGATTGTCAAAAACCTCAGCTATAACCGCGAACATCTTCGCAAGAGTCTCGATTTGCGCCGCAGTCGGCGGGTACTCACCTAAGTCATTCGGGCGTGCATTGTAGCAGCAGCATAAAGCAATAGCGATACTGCCTGTGTTCCTGTGCCATGTTGCCCGCGGCACCTCGTCGAGCGGTCTTGTGTAGATGATTTCTCCGTCTCCATCAACATTAAAATGATAGTCATTAAACGTTGTGAAATATCTCCCTGCCGACCAGTGTCCGTAAGTAGTTGCGGGCCACGTGAATTGATAAAAATAGCTTCTCTTATCAATGAGTTCTTGTCTAAATTCGGCTATTGTCATAAATACCTCCATTTTAAAAACCGCTAAATAGCGGCTATTTCTTGAGCTTTGCAAATATATTGTTGTCAAGCAGCGTTATCAACTTGTCTATATGATGATTACCAGCGTCTCTCAAGTTCTCACAAATCGACAGTATCTCGTTATAGCAGATGTACCCAAACATAAATTTAAGCACTGGCCATGACAACGGGATTTCTATTGCTGATAAAACGGTATCAATCTGTGAAGCCGTGAGAATGAGAATTGTGAAGAGAATAAACTTTGTCAGAAACCCCCACAGCATGATTTTAGATTTTAGCCGCTTTGCACTGAACGCAAGAATTATACCGTACAGCTTTTCTCTCGTTGTTAAATAATCAGGATCCATTCCTTTATCTACAAGATACTGATACCCGATGGCCAGCCAGCGTGTGCTGATGTCGATGATAATCAGCCAGAAATAAGCGTTAAGCACGACGCCGTAGGAACTGTTAATGAACGAAAGAATGTACATCAGCACAACGCTTACGACTGTCTTTGATTCCCATTTGTCTAAGAGATTCAAAGAAGTTCGGCAGAAGTATTCTGCGAAGTCTATCAAGTCTAAGACGAAAACGCAGGTAACAAAACCGCCCCATAGATACGGTGGTTTGCTGTATTTTTTTATTTTTCTTTTGAGATTTTGAAAAAATGTCATGATGTCTCCTCGTTTATTCTGTCAAATCCGCGTCAGTCTCATGCTTGTTTATCTCGCTTGACCAGCTTATTTTCATGTGTTTATTTCTTAGAGTAGACGTTCCCCAGATTGTAATATCGTCTTCGTCGTTTACGAGTTTCCATCTATAGTCAACTCCTACGTGCAGCCACACGAACTCGACAGAAATAGACAGATAAGGAGACACCTTAATGTATGTATCTTTTACGCCATCCGACACTTTAAGTACAGTAATACCATCAGCAACGTTGAACTGATAGCTGTCTGTGATTTCGATAGACTCTTCGTTTTCTTTTGCTTTTATCTCCTTTTTGACGTAGTATTTTTTACCGTCGACGCCGTTAAAAGTGTACATGTGCGTGTCAACAACATCTCCGACTTTTGCGTAATGCGGCACGCCGCCGATATCCAGTTTCAAGTAATTGTTTCCGACTAATGATTTATCCGTCGTCAACTCGGCAATTTCTTCTTCTCCATTCGATCTAATGATTTTAAGCTTGTCCATTATTCCACTCCTATCTTTGCCCCATTAGGCAATTTAATCATGTTCCCATCAAAAATATCTGTTTTCTCCACATACTGCGATAAATCCGCGGCGGGCCCCGGCGGACCTTGTATCCCCGTGTTTCCTTTCTCTCCTTTTTCGCCTCTCGGGATTGAGAAATTAAGAACGACGTGACTGTTGTCGCCGCCATTTGTTACTTTTGCTTGCGCTCCCGGCGCTGTTGTAGTCGTTGTTCCGACTTCTACTGATATCGTCCCGCCTCCGCCGCTGCCACCTTTTTTATAAAGATACTCCAGGTCGTTTGCGATATAGTCTAAAATGCCGTCATTCCCCTTTGTGCAAAACGGCGTGTTTTTACCGAAAGCTCCAGGTTGTATGATGTTGTCATTCTCATCTCTTATTTCCGGATGTTGAAATGTCTGCGGTCTCATTCGGATACCTCGGCTTTTTTAATCTCCAGCGTGACCGTGTCTCCGTAGTTCAATTCATCGGTTTCTTCTTGCGACGTTGTCTGTATCGTCAGCATTTCGCCTGTTTCCGAATTATGAAAGCTGAATGTCGTTAAAACTCCGTCATTTTGCGGATAGGACACTTTGCCGTTTACAATGTAGTTTCTTTTCATGATTTTTCTCTCCTTTTTCCTAATAACCTGTTACATTAACAAACAAGATACAAGTCGCTCTGAATACTCCGCCCGGTATGTGTATATCGCCACCGGGATTGAAAATTGCACCATCGGCCAACCAGTATGCTTTTATACGGTTTGGGCTTAACCAGTTCAATTTTAATGAGCTATGAATCACAACCTGCGGGGTGCTTTTTTGGAATTCGTGCATAGAGAACATAATCGCCGCAACTTTCGCACATGGAAAAGTCGTCTCTGGCATAACAGCTGCCAGTCCTGCTGCGTCATTTGTTGATATCTCTGATTTAATATGGCTGCCGACAACACGGAGATACGGAGTTTTACTATTAAAAACAAGCTTTCTTGTTTCCGGATCCCAGATGAATAACCCTGCCCCCGATGTATCAGAATCAGCCTCCTCGGTAAATATATACAATGTAACGGCGTCGTGTACCTGTCCCGCCGTCATCGAAACAGACGCTGGAGCATGCACCTGAATAGTCATCTTTCCGCCGCTTACCTCAGCTGTAACGTAATATTGAGAATTAGCGCAATAGATTGCCGGAATATAATTCATATTAAAGTCTATTTCATATTCCCAGTATCTCCAGTTGCTTCCGTCTCCGCTCACCCCTGCCGGAGATGGCAGCTTATCTACTTTCAGCAACCGTAAATTTTTATACTTATTGTTGATAATAAGGTGACGATCTGCGTTGTAAATTTCCAAGAAATTAATAAGTGCCATAGTATATCCTCTGTTTATGTACGTAATCAAAATCCCCACGATACACCCAGTTAATTTGATTGCTTGACGTCGTTATCTGCATGGGTGCCGTATACTCTGCCGTTTCCGGCACAAAAAACACGAATAGCCTGTCATTATCTCGAATATCGATAGTTCGGCTTCCCGTCGGTGTGTCAGCTGTAAAACTGCCGAGAATGCGGGTCAGTGAATCTGTGATATCAAGTATCAATCCTTTTTGCGGATGATAAATTTTTAATCCGATAGCCATCAGATGTTCACCCCTAACGCTATAACACGGAAATTGTTCTCATCAAAAATTTCAATCAGGTTGTCCTGAATTACCGTACGTGCTCCACTTGTCGCCGTCTCCAGCCTACCGATTCTTGCTGTTATTGCCGATAACGACGTAACCGCCAACTTATCAGCAGTAACCGCTTTTGCAGCAAGCATTCTTGACACAATGACGTTGTTATCAAAGACGGTCTGCCCTGTTACATGCAGGTACTTTCCGGCTATCGTTGTTGTCGTCGGTGACAAGTTAATCTGATTGATCACATCGCCTTTTTGCACCCGTAGATTGATAGCGTCTGTCATTTGGGCGATGGCGCTGTAATTAGCTTTTGCGAGCATGAGATTTCCGAGGTTAGAAACTATTGTAGTTACGTCTTGCTTTGCGATTGCGCCGTCGTTGAGCTTTTGCTTAACTAACGCGTCTACTTTCGCAAGACTTACCGCTTCATCGTCAATCATGTCCTTACTGATTGAGATTTTGACGACTACACGGCTCTCTCCGGATTTCTCGCCCTCTCCGAACAGGTCATAATAAGCGATGGATACGTCATAGATACCGGCGCCGCATGTGTGACTATACACATTATTTTCGGTCTTGATTGTTTTCTGCCCGTCGGTATCGCTGATGTAAATGTTCATTCCGGCACAATCTTTGGGGATTGCTTCAGCTGTCAGCCCGAAACCGCCGATTGTACTTGTGAGCGCAGGTGGATTCGGTTTCTTCGGTATTGGCTTGTTATATTGCAAAATGGCTGGAGTAGAATATTTGCCGATGGCAGATTTTGCGTACAGATACAGTTTCCCGCTCCGTTCGGTCAGCGGTAGGATAGCAGACAAGTTGTTCGTCCGTGCTAACAGTCCCGCCGTTTCAGCGCCGGCATTGTCATCCGTCCGGATTTCGTAAAATGCAACATCGGTATTTGTGACTTCTTTCCAGCTTGCCGTGCACGCTGTTCCGAAGTCTATGTTGAACCCGTCGGGCGTGTTCGGTATTTCAGTTTTAAGCGCAACGAGGATCTTCAACTGCGGAGATGTGTCCGGACTTGTCACTTCACCCCACTCATCCTTCGTGCAGACCGCAATTAAATAGGTATCACCGACGACAGCCTGCGGTATAACGACTTGGTCTTTTCCGCTGCCGCCGAATGTCCATTCTCCGTCAAATCCGAGTTCAGAGCCCTTTGTGCCCTCTTTTATGACGAGATCTTTTGCCTGCCCATTGCTTGTCTTATACCATACGTCGCCCTGCAGATAACTCTGCAGCGTGGGCGGTGTCCAATTAACAACAATGTCATAGCGGGACACGCCGTCCGCAAGCTGTCTATATCTGTTGTATGCGGTTAAGTTCGTAACCGGCGGGATGTAGTACGGAGCTAATGTATATTCATATGCTCTAACTTCGGACAGATCCTGCTGACCAGCCCCGAAGATGTTGTACGAACAGAATTTTAGGTAAATCTTCTTACCGATATCGTCTTTTGTAAACGGTACTTTAAACACAGAATTATCCAGCCGGACAAAATCTGTATCTTTAGCGTGCATTCTTATTGTTGTATTGCACTGGCCGCGGATTAATCCTGACAATAACCACGCCCCGCTTGCTTGCAGCGTTGCGGTCGTGTAGCTCATACATTCCCCGTCTATCCAGCACAACGTGTTCTTGCGTTCGGCGTCTTGCAGAGTACCGCTAAGCAGCTGGTCATTACATGTTACTATTGCTTGATTGCCGGATGGGTGATTCGGCATCGGTGACAGCGGCTGTGTTAATTTGCCACATCGCGCGGAGCCTGCAATTTGCCCGACCGTCCGGTAGTTTGTATTATCGTCAGAGACGTACACAATACATCCGCCCCAGCCGTCCGCTTTACCTTTTGCTGCAATCCACAGTTCCAGTCCGTCTGCGGTAAGATCCGCAGGCGGCTGAAAAATGACAGGAACAGTATCCGGAGCGGTTTTGTTGTATTCAATGTACGGACGATCTACATCGTGCACATCATACGTAGCTGCGGAATAGTTTCCCGGAGGCACAGATACTGCTGTAACCGTAAGCATTCCGCTATCGTCTTCGGTAACTGCAGTCACCCTGACCACTTGTCTATCAATACCGCTATACTTATCTGATATACGCACTAAGTCGCCCGGCTCTATTCTGCAGAAAGCCCAGTCAAGAGTAAAAGTATACTGGTTTCTGCCGTATTTATTCTTACGAGCAGCCATTTCGGCTACTTTCACGGCGCGCGCTTTCGTATATACATACCGTGCATTTATTGTATTTGCCTGTCGGAGCCCGTGATTCGCGATATCTTCTGAAAACTGATAAGCGACAGATTCTTTTTCATAGCTGTTAGCTCTGTTACTAAATTCAACAGGAAAACGATTATAGATATCCGCGGAGTCTTTCCGCTGATATGTGACAAGCGCTCCGTCTGACTGCGGGATGAAATCATCAGTGGTTAGGTCATACTGTACAGTCTTATCCGGCGTCCAGCTACCCGCGGGACGGTCTTCGATTATGACGATTTTATACCGGTCATTAGACCAAAAAATATGCGCGTTCGTGAGCCCTGTTATTTCTTTAACGACGTCACGCACAGCGCTTTCGTCGGCATCTGCCGGCGTAGAAATCAGCAAATCCGCCTCTCTGCAGTACTTCCGATACTCGTCGAGGTTTTCAATATTGACATCGGACAATCCGACTCTGTCTAACAGCGCTCTTATGTAATCCGCGGGATTAACGTCGACACCGTCTCCGGTACTAAGCAGCTTACCTTTTACTTCAAAATTGTACGTTGGCATAGCTGCGGAGTCGCCCAAATCAATTACTCCCGCCATGTACGCCAAACCATTATACGGAAGTGATTTATCCGGATGGTGCTGCGCTACATAACTCCACGGCGGCTGTGTAGACGCGCCATCGAAAAGAGACAGCCCTACTTCTTCAGACGGATAATTGTAAACTTCTTTATCTTTCCAGATTCTACCAATCCCGGCTATCTGACCTTCGCAGAGCCCGATAATTGTCGCCACGGAATAGGTATAAGTGATATTAGTCTGTTTTCCGCCGCCTTTGCCCGCCCGGTGGGTCTCTTTGTGCTCATGTGCAGTAAAATCATCATAATAAATAATATTCCCGCCGATACGCGTCGTACCGTAAATTTCCGGAACAGCGGTACCGTATTCCGCGGTATTAACTGTAAACGTTGAGATTTTATTAGCTCGAGTGACGATGTTTGGACCTCTGAAAAAACTCATACTTTATCACCTCTCCATCTGTAGATGTACTTAAGCCGCGGGCAGCCGCGGCGGTCATAAAACATAACATCACTCATCTCTGTAACTATCACACCCTGATTGATTAATGCATGGATAACTTTGTCCTGCCCGATGTATATTGCTGCATGAGATATGCAACGACCGTACTTGTACAACAAAAAATCACCAATTTGTAGATCGGTGACTTTGTCACAATATTTTTGTACGTACCTCAGAAACCACTCTTCTGAATGCGATAAATGCCACATATTAGAGTATGGCGCGACGCCAATTGTATCCGGTTTTATTATTTGTGCGCCTTCGAGCACACCGATTAGCAGCATACCACAGTCTACGCCTACGCCCTTTACTTTTGCCATATTAACGTGCGGCGTTCCGAGCCATGCCCGCGCTTCTGCAGCTATTCTCTCGCCGACGGTCATATAAGTATCTCTTTCAAAGGCACATATGGCGCCACGACCGACGCGTTATCTATATCCGTCGAGCTGATAACCCCCTCTCCTGACGTACTATACGCTTTCTGCGGATAGTACTTCCGGATCGGGAATTTCATATTCAGCCCTTGTGTCTTTGATTTTACGGACAACTGCAGATCCACGCCGCCTGCGTGCTTAACTTCAACGTTCCCCGCAAACAGTCCGATTGCACCTAATACTGATGCCCCACGGAAGAAACAGCGCCTTAGCGCTAATACTGCGCCATCAAGAACGCCTTCGTGAGCTGCTCTTAGCAGCGGTTTATTTTCTATTTTGTCATCTGGATCCGCGCAAATCGTGACAGTCAATGTGTCTACCGAAACATCACTCTGCAAGTCAATTTGACTGCGCTTAATAAGCAGCGCATTATGCTGATACGCTCTTCCGTTATATACAATGTCTTGATCTGTATCGGCATAGTAGTATTTATTTCCGTTCGACAGTGTCATTTCATACAGATCGCAAGATGTAAAACTTTTCTCTGTATTCAGATACGTTTCTAAGTCAGTCGTTACTTTCTTCATCGTACTACCCTCAGTTTGACACTTCCCGTTTCGTTCCAGTTTCTAAACAATTCTGTAATTCCCAGTCCGTCGTCGTCAAAGCAAACCTGCCACCAGTATATGTAATCTGCTTTGATAATGTCGCCGGCCACCGGAGCTGTTTTAAAAACGATTACCCCGTCCGTTATCGTATAGTCCGATGCCGGCACTTTTGCGTCGTTGCGATAAACAGTGGCATTCTCAATATACGCGGCGGGCTCTACATACTCCCCGACTTGCATAACTGCTTGATATTTACCGGGGGAAATCATCGGGAGTTGTATGCCTTTTACCTGATAATCCTTCGGATCTAACCAAAGAAACGGAAGAAGCGCCCCTTTCTGCAGTGCGCAAAAGCCTAATATTTTACGAGACTCTTCATCGGTCAACCGTTTAAACTGTACACTGATTGTCCAGTCCGGATACAACTGATTCGTCATAGCCCGCCTTCGGCCGGAGCCTGTTTTTTTCACTGTTGTATTCCAAGTCTCTTTTTTAGAGGAGTTCCATGCCGCTTTTTGTATGTCCGGAAACTTTTTCAAAGCCATTTACCATACCCCGCTATCTGTCGCAAAATTTCGGTTGTTTTCATGCAGCGCCTGCTTGATTTGCTTGAGTCCTCCGCGGTTTAAAAAGTCCATAAAAGACTTAGCATCTAAAGCTGATACAGACAGATTTACATCGCCGCCTGCATTATCATCTACTCCGCCACCATCCGAAAATTCCGGAGTAGCGCCGGCGTTAATAGCGTTTAACATCCCGACGCCTATGCGGTCTACTGCAGCCGAGCAGATAACGTACTCTCCTTTAGACAGCATAGCTGGAATAGAGTCACTGGTACCAGTACCTGGGCCGGTAATGTATCCGCCTGCTGCTTTCTTCGTCACCCCGAATACTGTTTTATTCGCCATGTCGGCAGGAGTCATGCCGCTTGCCCACGTCGGAAATGCCGAGTAAATCGCAAATACGCCGAGCCATTCTGTCAGTATCGATACTGCAGTATTGATGATGTTTTTAGCAAAGTCGGCCAGCGCTTCCTTTCCGGACTTTGCACCGGTAATAAAATCGGACATGGCACTGCCCATACTTTTACCGACATCATTCATATAACCAACGATTTTATCATGCCACTGCTGCGCTGTGGTCAGCTGTTGTATCTCGGCATCGGCTGCCTCTGCTAAAGCCGCTTTATACTGATCTACAAACGACTGCAGCGTCTCTCCTTTTGCTGTTAGCTCTTCTGCCAGTGCATCGGGGGTCATCTGTAAGAGCTTAGCTACTCCGCTTAAAGCCTCCGCTTCGTCCGGATTAGAGACGACTGTATCAAGATCTTTCAGGTTTTCTTGCAGTGTCTTCTTGAGCTGATCTATTTTGTATTTTGTACTGTCAGGATCCCCGAGTATTCTGTCTACCAGATTTTTTGTATTCTCTTCGTTATTTTTTAACGCCAAATCGAACTGCGCCGCTCTTACTTTAGCCGCGTATAAACTGTTTTCCGCGTCTATCTGATCGTTAATAGCTTTAATCGTTTTGTCGCGCGTAGATGCGTCGGTAATTTTCTGCGCAAGCTTGAGCTCGTTTGTGTATCCCTCGACTAACTGATCATGCGCATTTTTGAGCCCCTGCAGCATTACTTGCAGACCTTCTGTCTTCTGCTCTTCTTTAGCCATCATCTTGACACTAACCTGCGCGAGTTCTACCGCCGATTTAGCCAGTGCCCATTTTTGCTTATCCGCGTCAGCGTATTTTTTAATCAGCGCTTCCACAGCTTTTTCTTCTTCAGTCAGCTTTTTTATGGCCGTTCCGCCGCCACCACGAGAGCCCCCTCCGCCGCCGCCTGACCTTTTAGCCGAGCTGCCTGCGGAATTAAATCTCTGCGACTCACGCACTAATCCGTGCGTCGCATTAGCCAATGCTGCTTCCTCTTCGTCGTTATTAACGCCGCCCGCAGCAGCTATTTTATACTGACGATGGATACCAGATGCCGCCGCACTGGCGATCCTGCCTAATATTCGCAATACCTCGGCTGCAAAATCATAAATTTCTTTGAGTACATCGATGACCGGTTGCATAGAATCAACGATCTCTTTACCGACTTCGCTAAAGCCCATCGCAAGATTATATATAATAACATAGATAGCCTCTATCGACGTTTTTATTACTGCCAATACGGCGTCAATTCCCCATAAAATAACGCCGGCCACATTACCTAAAAGCGTGAAGACTCCAAGGCCGTCCCCTCGAATAAAATCTACCAGATCTTGTGTAATATCGATGAGCTCTTGCACTATCCCAGACTGCTGAAATGCATCGAGTATAGCCGCCCCGATTTCGCCGCATGCCGCGTTAATATTTCCAGTGACATCACCCCATTGGTCAATGATATTCTGCTTAGATTTAGCCATTGATCCATCGAACTGGTGTAAGTAGTCGGTTAATGCTTGAATAGCGTCTTGCGCATCCAGCGTCCCGTCATCCAATGCTTTCATTGCTTCTTCGCCGGTCATACCCAGCGACCCGAAGACGTTATCCAGATTGATACCTGCCATCTGCAGGGCTATGATCTGCCTGCTGCTGGCGTCCCCGGTAGCTTTAATGCGCGCAAGTGTAGTAACAAGCATTTCTGCGCCTTCTTGCTTCTTACCGAGCCCCGCGGCCGCATCAGCACATAGACGGATCATATCCGCCGACTCTTGTGCCGTATAGCCCATTGCGAGGAGCTGTATGCCCATTTCTTGTACAGCCGCTGAATCGTAATTCAGGTCGCGCTCGAGATCATTAAATATGCGATATGTCTCTTTTCCGCTGTTTATGTTATTTTTTATAGCGCCCAGCTGCGCCGTCGTTTGCTGCGCAGCCAAGCCGACACTTACTATATGCGTGGCCGCGTCCTTCGCTATATCGACAACCGCTGATAGCGCACTAACTAATGCGTTGCCGAGCGCGACAGAGAATGCTGTAGTCGCTGTAGACCCGCCGCGGAACGACGAAAGTAATTGCTTAAATCCCCCCGCAGCCTCTTTCGACTTCTGACTGGCGGCTTCTATACTTTTTGTAGTATCTTTAATAGCACGCGAGTATGCAGCGTTCGCTTCTTTCTGACTGTGCAGCGCCATCCTGAGATCTTTTAATGCTTGCCTCTGTTCAGTCGTCGCTTTTGTGCCGTTGCGAGTCGTCTTATTTAGATCTTTGAGTTGCTGTTTGAGTTCTACTGCTTTCTGCGAGCCTTTTAATCTTTTCAGCCCGTCGTCGTCAGTAGCTGTCTTTATAACGATCTTCGCGTCTGCCATTCAAGCACTTCCTTTTATTTAAAAAGCGCCGGTTAAGGCACTGTTGATTTCAAATTTATATAATTTATAATTTAATATGCGTCTCTAAATACGCATCTACTTGACTTGCAAAATAAGTCTCTATGGCTGCTTTATTCCGACCAAAATAATCCCCTCGAGCTGGATATTTGGTAGCTTTCATGCCCTGCCTCGGGCCTCTTCCCCGGATGTATCCGCCATGCGCCCCGGTATTGTACCACCGCGCGAAATAATTAGCATAAATGGTAGCCGTTACGTTATCAACTTCGACAGCATAGTGGCTCGGAATAATCTCCGACGTACCATCTGGCGCGGTTATAAGATTTTTACCGGAAAAAGCAGTTTTCGGATACGTTCTTTTTATATAATCCGTTGTTGCATAATTTGCGTGCTTACACGCCGCGGCAACATCCGTAATAAACCCTTTTCGAGTATAGTCTTCTATTTTTTCCTGTAGTTCTTCAAGCGTCATGATAAAAATAATAGAGCGGTTTACTCAACAAACCGCTCTACCCTTTTAAATTAATGTCCGGGCGTAGCCGCGGGCTCTACAAAACCTGTTTTCTTGACCGGAGCGCCGACTCCTGTCGCTTTCAGTGAGTAAGACACGACGTCTTCCCCGTCTGCCGTCTTTTCCCAAGACGTAGGTACGTACTTACCGACAATGTATTCTTTAGTATCCAAGTCCACGATAGCAAACTGCAGGGCGCCTTTTTCCGCGGTAATTGCGTCGTCATACAAGAACTCTTCGATGACTTTCTGTGCTTCATTATCTCGACGCATAACAACTTCTGCGTCCAGCTCGTGAGTCTTTGAAGTCACACCGCCGTCAGCCCAATAACCGGTATCTTTTGTCTGCGCCATTTTAACTTCCGCAGATACGGAATGCGTATTTGACATCAACCCGCCTAATTTAATCCATTTCGGGCTTGCTTCGGACGCTCCTGTACCGTAGTTGATATACAGGATAATTCGTTTGCCGGAAACCCCGACTTCCCCGGTAAATGCCGGGTATTTTTCTTTTGCGATAGTTACAGCCATTTTTCACCTCATGCTATTTGATCAATTCTAAAAATAAGAGTAGTACCGCCGTTCTGCCACACACCAGTATCGCCGTATACCGGTAGATTCGTCCGCAGCGAGCCTACTTTAATACTGATAAGCTGGTATCCGTCTGCGTACAGCTCTTTTTGCAGTGCATCCCAGCCCGCGTCGCCGCTTAAATAGTTCAGCAGCGCTTCAAGCTTTTCTGCAATCACTTTGCGGCCTTTATAGTTACTGTAGATCTCCAGCTGCAGAGACATATTCCACGACGCCATATCAGGCGCCGTAGCGGTGCAATCCGCGTCGCTGGCGCCTAAAATACCGTAAGCAAACTCTTTTTGCTTTCTGAAATATTCTTCCACTTCGGTAATCGGCACTGCGCTGTCGAACCAGTCCAAACCTATCGGACTGTTTTTTGTCACTGCATAAAACGCTTTCGTTACCGGATAAAACGGAGATTTATACTTCATATCGGGCCACCTTCGCTGTTAATAGCCGTCGCCGTAATCTGCAGGAAATACGGCCGGCTTTCATCAAGCAGCAGTATATCATTAATGAGATAAATAAAATCTCGATATGACAGTCGCCATGATGTATCCAGCCCTTTTACTGCATTCATGCCGCGGATATCCCGAACAACAAAATACCGGGTATCCGCAGTGACGTAATCACCTACGATCTGCTGCCGGCTCTGGTTACGCTGTTCGCACATAGCAGACAACGTAACCACCGGAACGTACGTGGTTTCGCTTAAGCCGCCCAGTTCGTCACGGACCGGCGCGGACGGCTTAAGCAGCGTAATCCGATGACAAAACCGGCCCGGGTTTCGCTTAAACACAAAGCACCTCTTACGGCGTCTTAGTAAGCTTCACAAATGCTTTGTCGTAAACAGAGATATCCGTGAAGCGGCATACAGCGCGGACCAGAACGGAGTTTTTAGTAAATCCCGCTTCTTCAGAAGACGCAACTTCGAGAGACGGATACGCAATATGATACAGAGCGGAGAAATCGCCGACAAGAATAGTATTATCCGCAAGATTGCTTCCTTCAACAACAATAATCGGGCGCCCTTCGATTTCTTTTACTGCCGCATTGTTAGCGTCACGGGAGAGCAGGTATCTGTCCTGTTTGTCTTTCGCAAGTGCAAGACCCGCCCACGTAGCCTGATTCATAACAACAGTAGCTCCGGATCCTGCATCCAACGGGAGTTCAATTATAGCTTTTTTAATCGCGTCGACAGTGACCACGGTATTCATAGCAGCAATCTTGGTTTCTTTCGCCGCGGCAAGTACTTTAGCACAGATGTCCTTATTTACAGTGGTACCGTACACTCGATTGAAAAGCTTTCCGATAATTGCCAGTACGTCAGAGTTAGCATCCAGCAGTAATTCACGAGATACCGGAATAATAGCACCTTTAGATGCCAGCGTATACTTAACGCTGGTAAATACACCTTTTTTCTGCGCAATCTCGGTATTTTCTTCGAAATCTGTCAGTTCGACATCCTGCCCATAATCGATACACGGTACCGTCCCCGCGCGAGTCGTTACCGGGATAGCGGTCGCGATAGCACGAAGATCCACGCCGACTCCGTTATTTTCCCGCAGAGACAGCAGTTCTTCAGGAACGAGGACGCCCCCATCTGCTGCAACCGCGCCATTCTGACCCGCTGCTTTGTCTTCAAAATAGGTCGCATATTCAGTATCGGTCACCGCGCGTCCCAGCAAGAAATTTTTAAGTGCTGCATTAAATCTTTTTTTGTCCATCTTGTTTTCTCCTTTTAAATAACTTTTCTTTTTTGCTTCAGCTTCCAGTGCTTTTTGCTCACTATAAGCGGTAAGCTTATCTTCCAATTCTTTCTGCTTTTCTACAGGTACGGCTTCTTTCTTTTCGATAAAAGCCTTGATTTCATTTTTCAGCGCATCAATATCGCGCTTCATTGCTATGCTTTTCAGCATTTAACCACCTCTTTCTTATAAAATACTGCGCCAGTAAGCTTCTTCTTTCTCATCCATTTTCGGAACGGGTCCGTTTCGTTTTCGCCGATGTTTCGTCAATTTCTTATATGTCGGCGCTTTTCGGCCGTACGCGCCTCTGTACGTCGGCAGTGCACAGTTAATGATCATTAAATCCTCCAGCGCGTCATAACGTCGCAAATACCCGTCAAACAGCGCGTCGATTTCTGAAACAGTATACTTTCCAAATTGCTCTGGAGTCAGATTGAGCTCACCGAGTGCAATAACCTCGAGCACTTCCAGCATATCCCGAAACGTTCGGTATCCCGTCGGCCTTACGCTTTGCCTGCTTTTTTCATCAGCTCTCTCATCTGTTCCGGTTTCGGCAATGCCGCCTCGACTTTTTTTGGATCGGCTACCGTGCCTGATTTAATCAGTGCCGATAACGCGTAAGCCATCAGCAATGCTGGTGAATACTGCGGTATCGCTTCATAATATAGGCTTTCTGCATCTTCGCGCGTCATACCGTCGTTGCCGTCAATAAGAGCTTGAGTAAACAGCACAAGTACATCGTGCAGCGGAGCCGCCTGCTCTTTAACTGACTGTAAAAATTTCATCAGGGACTCGTGCCGTAACTTTGTTTCAGCTTCATATGTGCCTTTATTAGTCAGTTTTAAGTGATATGTCTTTCCGCTGATTTCTATGCTTTCGAAATTATCAAAAATCATTACCCTCCCTCCTTTCTTCTGGGATTTCCACCTTCGTCGCCGCCGCTGTCTCCTAAAGTTCCGGTCCCGCCGCGCTGTGTGAGCATATCTGCTCCGGGGGCGTCTATCGCCGGATATCTCAGAGACCGTCTGGCCTCATTAGGTGTCAATATTCCTGCCCCAGTGTAAGCCGCGAGAACGCTTGCTTTACTCTGAGCGTCCAAAGTATCAAAAACATCTCCAGCACTAAGGAATCGGTATCCTTTAGTCTGGTCTGCTCTGTCAAGCAGCTTAAGCCGAAACTCTGCTGCGTACTGTGTAATAATCGGGATCATCGTTTGATTGAAGAACTGCGCCATTTGATTAGTTGAAAACGTAGCCATCCCAGCGCCGCCACCTACATTAAGCATTGCAAGCGGTATGCCGAAGAATGACGAAATCTTTTGTGCGGAAGTCTGCTGCAAAGATTCGTAGTAATCCTTAATCGCGTTCGAGATATTCGTCGCCGTCATTCCTGCCGGCAACGGCAATATCGTATTATTGCTGTCAGACAGGAGCTCTCGAACTTGATTTTGCAGTTCTTTCTGCTTTGACGCGCTCAAATCAGATGTATATGACAACACAATTGTCCCGGAAAAGCCATTTACCACAGCACCGCGCATCGCGCTTTCCGATTCCGCCGAGCCTTTCAGTGCATTCATCAACACATCAATAGCCTTTCGGCCGACAAGCCCATTAGCGCTAAAAGCTTTAAAATGCAAAATTTCTTCAGGTAAGATCGTAAATTTATGCCCGGATTGCGAATCATAGTACTCGTATACCATTTTCCGTTGCCCTTGCAGTATGTCTGCGTTATCCCAGTACGCCCTAACATTAAAAGCATTCAGCGGAATCAACTTTTCTACTACGCCCGATTTGCCGCACTGAATGTATGCATAGGCGTTTCCGTAAGTATTTCGCTGTACTTCTATCCACCGCCAAAATTCATACGCATTTATACCGTCGTACGGCTCTACATTAAGCGCCCGTTCATAACACGGGCCGAAAACTGCGGGAGTATTCCCGCCCGGGTCGTACAGACCCCACTGGATCTGCCCGATGTTTTTAGCAAGAATCTCGATGCAAGTAGCAAAGATAACATCTCCCGCCGCGTCAACCATGACGCGACGCCCCGTGCCGATCGGATAGAAATTCTTTTTTGTGCTTTCGTATACGCCGCCGCGGAAAAAAGCTTTAAATTTATCCAGCATAGCCGTTACTCCAACTTATCAACAGTGTCAAGCAATGCTCGAAGATCTTCGGGAACTTTATAATTTGCTTTGCGTTCGGCTTCCTTTTTTTCAGCTTCAAGATCCTGCAATTTATGTATTACTCCCGCAAAACCCGCTACGGCTACCATATCGGGCCTTTTAGCAGCGTCTTCAATAATCACATGGTCAAACATTTCTGCTGCCTGCTCTCCGGTAAGCCATACTTCGCCGTTGTCAATCCTGGCGTCCAATGTTTTATCTTTAGCGTGCTCCATCACGATACTATGTAAAACGGCATCGATAGCTTTCATAGACTCAATTACATTCGCCATCTCTTCTTTATTGCCCTCTGCGTAAGACATGCAATTGTGCAGCATGAGCAGGTCGTCTTTATGCATAATCAGCTGATTACATGCCAACGCAATAACCCCGCCCATAGAACACGCCATAACTTCTACTTTAGCCGTTACTTTCTGTTTGCAATTCCTGATCGCATTAACCACCTGCAGCCCTTCAAGTACGCTACCTCCGGGAGAGTTAATCACCAACGTAACATCCTCCGTAGCCTCATTTAATGACTTAACTACTTCTTCCGCGGCTTTAATAGCCCCGTTGATTTTCAAATCCATGTTATTTTTCCTCCAATCGATAAAATTGTAATTGTGTAAGCATCGCCCGCGCTCCGTAGTTCAAACCTGCATCGGCAATACTTGACATGCCTTCCCGCTGATCGTACATCTGCGGGCCCCACTGGGTCATTACCCATAAATCGGCTTTATTGCGAAATCGTTCATTCGCTTTGTACAGCGCTTTGTAATCATCAATTGCATCTTCCAAGTATCCATAACCGGTATCTATAATCCGCCGGATAAAAGCGTCGTCATCGTCATACGGGATACGCAGATACTCCTTTAATTCTTCCGGTGTAATCATGTACTCACCTGCCTTTCATCATGTCAAACCAGTCATCTACCAGCTCGTCACCGGACGGAGTACGCCTGTTGAAATCAATATAGCACGCAATAAATCCAGTCAGCGCCGCGTCCAGCGGATCTATTCGAATATTGCTGTCCGCGCGAAGAGTGATTTTTTCGATAGAATAAAATCCGGTACTGTTCCGCACTAATAAAGAGTTCGTAACAGCTTTTAAAAATATATCTTCACGCCCCTTAGCGTATGCAATAACCCCGTCTTTAAAGTGCTGCGACAGCGCCTCGATGTACTGACTTAACGCTTTCGGACTTTGATTTTGCAAAATGAAGGTGTCGCATATCTCTGACAGCCGGTCTTGTATCCCGGCGATGTTGTATGGATCCGCGGCTATCGTTACGTAGTGTAAGTCTTGATCTGTCCGAGTTTTGTCTATGTATTCAAAAACCTGTACCGTGTCGATATTCTCACCACCTGCGCCGGAACATAAAAAAAGCTCTGTATCAAGATAATCTCGATAACAAAACTTATCTGACGTTACGTGATCTTGCAATTTCTTTTCCGGCATCCATGACACGCTGTGTATAAACAATCTATATCCGGCCGCGGGGGCATCCTTCTCTACCATCGCCCCTGTTTGATCTACACCGTAATACGTCAGCCAATCTACCGACGTTAAATCTACAGTTTGCGATGCGTCAATTCCTAAGTACCAGTCTTTATATCCCGCTTGTATCAGGTCTTCAAAAGTAGTATCTGTTCCGCAAGCCATCAACTGGTCGTATGTACAAACCTGTTTGTCTTCTGCCGAGTACCAAGTGTTACACTGTTTCGTCACAAACGACTGCAGCGTAAATCCTTTCTTAGCTACCGCTTCCTTCGCTTTCTGCAGATATTTTTTCCGAATGTGGTCTTTAACGGTAAATCCGTCTTGTTCAAACAACAGTACCGGATTCGCTTTGCCCCACAACTTGATATTCGCATAGTCTTTGCTCTGAATGTCCACCGCGTCGGGCTCTGCTAAAAACAAGAAAACATTATCTGGTAAAAGATCTTCGTACAACATCTTTCTCAAAGTCAACCAACTTTTATGATTGTCTCCGCCGATTTCAAACTGTGCTGTGGACATCGCGACAAGTAACGCATCTTTAAAATGTGCTTGCCCGTCTTGTATTGTCTTAGTGATGATTTCATCACAGAGCATTTCTTCATCGATAACAGCTACTTTGTTCGTGTACCCATCCAATGAGTTCTTCGCGCTTCCGCCCGTCCGAAACATTTCTAAATAGTTCCCGGTGTTCTTGTGCTTTGCCCAGCACGCTGTCTTGTTTACATTGTCAAAAACCTCCTTCAAGCGGCGATCATTATCAATAAATTTACAAAATTCTTTAAAGCAAATAGTCGCATTCTGCCCTTTGCACGACGCGAGAACAATCAATTCATTCCGGAATTTACTCATTCCCATTAAATAGTGCAGTACGGCGGACAATAGAAAGCTTTTCCCGTTACGGCGCGCCATATACAGTTTCGCCGTATTAACCAAATATCGGCCATCAGGATATCTCAGCCCGAAGATCCCGCACATAATAAACTTTTGAACAGGGTACAGACTCAAGCGTTTAGCTTTACCGTCTTCGTCTACATAAATCAGTAAATTTATAAACTGGAACATCCTGCGCATTGCGTTAAATGCGAATTTGTATTTTCCCGAATTGTACAGATCCAGAAACCGCTTAAAACACCGATATTCCGACTCTCCTACCAGTTCATTATCTGCCCGTTTTACCAGAGCTTTGTAATAGTCTCCAATAAATTCGTTAAGTTCTGCCGGTACTTTCAGCAGCTTAATTTCATCTTCAACCATCGCCAAACCTCTTTTCAAATTCCGCTATACCATCGGCTATCCTATGTAGCGCATACTCTTTTTTCACCCCACCAGCTCTATACAATGCGTGTATTTCTCCGTGGCTTTTTTCAGACACAGTAATCAGATTATCCAAAGTAAACAGTAAATCCGGTCTTTCATCCCGCTCTTTAATGTGATGGATAATCGGATTATTTAACCGCTGTAAAACGCCGATTCCGAGCAACCAAATATCATAATCCATGTATTTTATACGCACGTTTTTGCGACATTTCTGCCACAAACGGGACGCATATACTTTTTTTGCAGTGTTCTCAGTTTGATATTTTTTAGCAAATTTGCGTGTACACACAGGGCATCTGTACCCGTCGTAGAGCTGATGACATGTATTGCAGCGTTTAAAAATCGCCATCATTTTGTGCTTCGGTCAACATGCGTGTAAAAGGATTTCCGTTGTCGGCCTCTTCATCCTTTATTTTGTCGAACTTCAGCGCTTTATAAATCCCCAGCGCCGTTTTGTTAAACTGTTCATACCGCCGCAGATGCGCCTCAACATTAGCCGCATCCATTTTGTCTAAGTTAGCAGTTAATTCCTGAGATATTTCTTCGGCTAAAACAGTAAACCGGCAATACTGCATAATGAGATTTTCATTAACTTTGTTAATCGTGTCGCACCTATGCTGCAGTGTCCAGATGTAGTTATTTAGTTTTTTGATTGCCCTGTTTCGTGCCGTGTTTGTCATTTGATATACACCCGTCTATTAAAATACATCTGTTGAGAAAAATTAAAAAGGACCCGCCGAATTGCGGTCCCGGCCTGTGAAATTCTGGAACATACCCCCATTGTTCACCGATTGAAATATTAAAAAGGTAAACAAAAAGCACATGCCGGGGAGTGACATGTGCTTTTTGCGGAAAGGAGGTTCATCCTTAAATTTCCCTTTACCATAATAACACGTCTTATAGTGAAATATAATGAAATTTAGTGAAATCCTCCTCTAAATTTTTCAAAGCTTGACCATGCAGCTGATAAATCCTTCGGATTGTATAATTCATATCCACAGCTATCTGTTCCCACGTCTGAATCAGTATGTAGTACCGATACAGCACGCATCGGCCGCTCTCGTCATCCACGCTATCAATCAATGCTTTAGCCTGATCTCGTTTATCGATCAACTCGTCCCACGCAGCATTTACCTTCTCGATCTGCGAATCAAGTTTGTCGACGATCTCATCAAGCGTAGCTAAGTGATTCGATTGTATCTTGTCACCAAGCTTCGGACTTGAGATATTATATGCTCTGCGCCTCAAATCTTCTAATTCCTGCTCGTATGCGCGTAACAAGCGGTCCTGCTCTCTGACTGACCGTAAAAATTCTTTAACCGTCATTTCTCCTCCTGCCTGCCGCGACGCACAACGCTACAGTTACGACACCGACGACAGCGCCAATCCACGCGCCAATTACAAAAATCAAAATCTCTGTCATTTCTCGTCCACCCTTTCTAACAGATGCTCAATATACCATCTGGCTTTCTTCAAATCTTCTGTTCCGTTCTTCTGCT